ACGCCACCATCTGCTTGAGCTTGAATGGCTCTTCACCCTTGGCTATGCGGTGACACGCTTCAAGCAGAGTGGTCAACACGCAACGCTCCCACATCTGGGAAAGAATGGGAGGGGATTTGTCCCCCTCCCGTATGTACTTGAACCAGAACCTCTTTGGACAATCGAACCAATCCTGCATCATGATCGGAGTGATTGTCATCGTGCTAGCTGACATCTTTCTTCCTCCCTGATGTGAGCCACCATGCTGCTAGAAGTATGAGGCTAACAACGAGGATTAAGTCCAACGTGGCCTCCCCGCCTCCTGCCGGTTTCGATGACGAGTATGGCCGTACCATTCGTATCCACAAACACGACCGCATCTGATTCGACCGGAATCCAAACGTACTCTATCCTGTCGTCACAGTACAGTTCAGCGTTGACTTCGCCGGGATAGCTGGTAGGCCGGAACTCCATCAGGAACTTCCAGTTATGACTCACTTGCGAGAGATTCCAGCTTATCGCAGAGCTTGACGACAGCGTCGGCATCTTCGAACTTGTCGATGCCCTCTGTGATACCGGCCATCCAGCATTCCTCGGCTACCACGTCGTCGCTCAGCTTGTCAGCGATGGACGGCAGTATGTCCTTGAAACGCTTTCTCGCATCTTCGATTGTAACCTCCTGCTTCTCGGGTTCCGGTTTCTTCTCGCGCTTGGCACGTTTCGGCGCAGGTTCTTTTGTCTTGTGGGCCTCGCCGGGGCCAGTGTGCTCCGCCGCATCCCCGCTCTTCACGGCACTCTTGGGGATGGTAACTGTCTTGGGAGCAGCACGTTTGGCACTGAAGACCTCGGCTATCGTGGTCGTTCCCTCCTTGATGGCGGTGGCCACGCCTCGCAGGGTGGTGGCATCTTCCAGCGTGATGTCCTCTACACCCTTGCGCCCCACAAGTTCGAGCACCTTTGAAACAGGCACCTTCATGCTGCGGAAGTGCTCGACTATCGCCTTGCGAGTCTCCGTGATGGTGCGTCCTGTGCCCATGGCGATCTTCTTCACCTCTTCCAAGCTCTTCTGGAAGATAGCTTTGGGCACTACCTTGAAGATGGCATTGCGCAGGGCGATAGCATTGGCCGCTGCGATGGTCACGTTAATCATGTCCTCGTCGAAGCGCTCGCCATTGCGCTTGGTTATGCGCCTGTTCACGGTACTCTTGACTGCGACGTTGTTCTCCAAGTCCCAGCACACCCCCTCGCAGGTAACGCTCTTCTCGTCGGTGCTGATGTGCCGTGACGCAGCCCTCATGTTACCGTAGCTTGCGGCTACTATCTCTGCGAACCTGATGCCCGGTCCCTCGATGACCTTGCCGCCACGAGGCAGAGCGTACCAGCATTCCTCGGCTGTTTCCTTGTCGATGGTGGCAAGCTCAAGCACCTTCTCCCTGAACCGCTTGATGCTACGCTCGTACTTCTTGGCAGTTGCCACTTGCATATCCACCTCGGCGGCATCCACCATCGGCATAGCCTCGACGTGCACGATCTCTTCCCGCTTGTCCTCGCTCATGCTATCCTCCGTATCCAACCTGAACACGCCCCTTCGCATAGGGGCAATCCGTAAAGAACCCGCACCACTTCTCGCAGCATACCCAGCTGTCGGGATCAGCGGGAAGGAACACTCCCTTTTCGAGGCAGCTAATTACCCGCTCGATTCTCGCAAGCATCGACTGGACATGCCCTTCCGATCTGACGCTATCAAGTACCTTCGCCGTCGTCTTGGGGCCGCTCTTGTTCATCACGTCGGTCACGTAGTCCAGCGCCACCCTCATTGGCAGCTGTTCAGCGCCGCAGCAATGTTTGTATAGAGCGTACATGTCCAGCTGCATCGAGGTGTCGGCTGCCGTGTGGGCAGGGTAGCCTCCGCTGGTCTTGAGGTCACGAACCGGGATGTCTTCGTCCTCGACATCCATCTCTCCGGCCAAGTCATACGGGTAGCCTTCGAGAACGGCGACCCACTTGGTCCCCAAGGCAGTCGGCTTTATGATGGGTGCCAGTTCCTCGTGCCGCACTTTGTTGATGCGAATGGCACGATCTACGGCATTCCCCTTCACGGACTTCTCGCTTTCGCCCTCGACCAGATGGACGCCTTCCTCGAAGAGAGCATTGAGGCTGTCACGTACTACGTCATTCGTGTAGGTCAGTTCTCGCAGCACTCCAGCGTCTATCTTGTGCTGCAAGTCGTCCTTGTGCGCCCGGTCGTTGGCAGTGCCTATGTGGGCAGCTGCTCCCGGTGGCCGTCGTTCCCCGAGTACATGGATGCGCCTGTACTGCTCACCACACAGGCACAACCTGCGTATCTGCGACACGTGCAACTGTGGCTTAGTCATTAGACCTCCTTTGCTTTGATGACAGTGAGTTTGAGCTTCTTGGTCTTGGTGATAGTGACATCGGGTGCTATCCCAACAGCCTCCAAGTCGTCCTTGGAAAGACTGATTATACCCTGCTTCTTGGCTATCGCGGACAGCAATCTCCGCACTTCTGCCTCTGCTTCGGACATCTTCTCACCACCCAGCGGCTCAAGCAGAGCGCGCGGCATCTTGGGATTGTGTCTGCACTTGAAGTTCCACAGCGTCTTGAGGCTTCTTACTCTCTCGCTTTCCCGCTTGTTCGTGGTCATTATCGAACCGCATCTGGAACACCACATCACCATGCTGGGCATGTGAACGCCGACAAGATACCAGTCGTGCTCACACTTGGGCACCTTCTTGCACTCTTCCCCTTTAAGCCAAGCACAGTTAATGGCAGGTTCAAAGCCACCACATCTAGTACCATTACAATGATGAGCGCAATGAGCAGCAAACGGAGGATTGGGACAGGTACAGGTGTGGTCGCCTTGCCATCGTATCCGACAGCGCAAACTCTCATGACAGTCCTCAGAAAGACCTCTTCGTGGGCTTTCTCCACTCTCCAGATATGCATGTGCGCAAAGCCAACTACAATTGTGCGGTACTGGGACGGCCATATCCCACCTCCCATCCTACTCCGTTATCGAGCATGTACTGCTGGTGTCGATCCTGAGCAAGCACGGCAGTAGCCGCAGCACGTGGCCCCCACACGCTTGACGGAGGCAAGGACTTGTCAATCATGTGGTCCAGTGCAGGGTCTATAGCCAGTCTCATCCTGCACCACAGATTCATGGCGTGTATTGTAGGGTGCATCGAGGCGTCAGCCGATACGGTCCTAAGGTCGTCAAACGTAGGCTCGCGTTCGATGATGCACGGTGTTGAGAAGTCGAAGCGACGGTCCAAGTAGCGAATGGGAGTGAAGACACCTATCGTATGTCGGTTGATGCGAGAGGATGTCTGCTGCGGGACTTCCATCTCCCAGTCGAAATCTTCCCACGCATCCTGCATCATGTCGTAGTTGTAGTCACGGTTCTCTCTCATGTATGTGTCTATCTCTTCGTAATAAGCGTCGCATCTGTCATTTTCAATACAACCACCCACCTCATCATCCCAATATTCGCAACCATAGCAAACGCGATCTTGCGCATGTTCTATCGCGTCGTCCTCTGATGGGTCGACCACACCAGCATACCAGTCACGATAGTTCTCATTGAGAAACGTGCAAAAGCGATACACGTTATCTCTGGTATTGGTGTTGATGAATCGGGTGATATAACCCGGATTACGGTGGTTGTTGAGGTCTCTCATGGCAAGCTCATTCAGCACATTCCACCACAGATCGGACATTTCTGCGCTGCCAAGACGGTCTAGCACAAATCTATCCAAGTAGTGCGTGTATCGGGAGTTGGAAATCTGCAGGTGATCGCAACGTGCGCCGCACTTGCTTGGCCGTGCCATCATGGCGATTATCATGCTGTCCCTCCCATCTGGCTTTTAGCCACATCGAAGTACACATCGGACAGCGGAACACGGATACCCAGCAGAATGCGCACGGTGTTCAGCATGATGGCCGCACACATGAAGTTCGCAGCCAAGGTCTGTCCGCCACCGGGCAAGGCAGACAGCTGGTCGCAGCTCATCTCGCTGCGGTCATCGTCCTCGCTCTTCCAGACCTCGGGGTGCCTGTCCTTGTATCTCTGCGTCTGGTACTGGCCCAGCTCACGCAGCTGACAGGACACGTTGCCGTCAACCAGTTCGTTGCCGCCCACTATCAGGCAGCTGAACCCCAGTTCATCGCAGCGTTCTGCGAGAATCCGGCGGCAAGCATGGTTGTCAGGACCGGCCAGAACGACCGTATTCTCCCGCACCAGTTCTTCGACGTTCTCGTTGCCGACGTAGAACTTCTCGACCGAATACCCTGAGGTATCGGGCAGGAAAGACTCCGCCTTGTTCATGCCAACCATGTCGGCATGAAAGTTCTGGCGAGGAAGATTACCGTCCTCGATCACGTCGCCATCTACGAGAACGACCTCGACGTTCGGGTTGCAGTCCTGCTTGTACTGTTCTATCTCCTTGAAGAGCGGAGGGATAAGCCAGCCGCCTATCCCCCCGCACCCGACGATGACGAATCTATCCCACATGCTCCGCCTCCTTCGTTTCGGCATCTATCTCGTCCTCGAATTCTTGGCACTCCTTGTTCTCTACGACGAGTGCCATGAGGCAATCCTGCGGAGTCCAGCCGGAAGATAGCAGCTGTCTGAGCATGTCCTGATTGTAGCCCTGCACCATCTCACTGCGCTCTTCGATGTCGAGCAGATTGACAAGCTCTTTGCGCTTGCTGAGCGGGAGAATGTAGTGGCCGACTTCCTCTTCGAGGTCTGTCTCCCATCCCCACACCGTGCGGTGGTACTCCTGCCCGCCGAACAGCTTGCCCTCCCTGAACGTGCCCTCCCCGAAGTAGCTGTCCCGAACGTCCATGATCTCGATCAGCTCTTCCTCGGGGATTTCCTCGTACCATTCAGTACCCCCCGTGCTCGTCCCATCCGAACTCTTCGAGGTAGCTGTTTCGTCCACCTCCGTAGTCTGGGACGCGGGGGGAAGGGATTTTTTTTCGCTGCTGTCCATCTCCTTCCAGCCTGTGTTGGTCTTGATGTAGTACTCTCCCTTGTACCTGAGCACCTGACCAACAGGGTAGTGGTCCATTCTGGACTTGAGTGGATGCACACGGTCCTTCTGCTCGGTGCAGTACACGCTGCCGTCACCCGACCAGCCATTCATGTTGTTGAACATGGTCTGCTGGTGTCCATTGGAGTACTCACCTTTGGCGACCGGTATGGACGACGCAACGTAGGATTTCTTGAGCGATACCTTTTCCATCGCACCCTCGGGCACCTTGACCTTGGGAGTGATGGACTCGACGAGCTTGTCCCGGTTCTTGAAGTCCCACTTGGAACCGCAAGCATGGAATCGGACATGCAGCTCGGGGTTGTCTGGCAGCTTGCCCACGGTGATGTGGACTCCCTCGAAATTGCACTCGTCGTTGTGGTCCGTGCCGCTCTGGAATGCAGAAGAACCTGCATGAGAATGCACGGAGCCGAACAGCACAAAGCCTTCGGGAGTGTCGGGCATCTTGTATTCCACGTGCAGTCCCTTCTCGGTTGTCTCCTGCTCGGGAATGATGTATGCCCACTCCTTCTTCTCGGGGTGGTAGTAGAGCATGGCCACACCCTCGGCGTCGTACTTCACGCAGACCTCGGCAAGGAAGGCGATTATCTCGTTGAGCACACGCCGGGGCACCGGTTTGGCCTTGAGAATCAGCGATTCCTTGGCGCTGCCGAGGCACTTGGGGAGTTCTGCCTCGTGCAGACAGTCGTACAGCGGGTTGCGCTTGCGTATGAACACACCGTCAGCGGTCACCACGTAGTAGATGGTGTCCTGAATCCCGGTGCGCTTCTCGAACGCAAGCACACTCTCTTCCTTGGGAAGAATCACGATTGGTAGCGTCATCTGCGCACCTTCCCTCCTTGTGTCTTGCATGTCTCGATGATCGCGCACATGCGACCGAACGTCTTGGTATCGGAACGCAGCACCTCGACCACTTCGCCCTGACTCTTGATGTAGCACACTGTCTGGGCCATGAGCAGGGTGGCCACGTTGCCAACCATTCCCTCAAGACCCTCGGCATCCATCTTGAGCAGGGAGTTGCCGAAGTAGTTTCTGAGGGGAGAAGCTGTCACCTCCGGGCACAGGTTTGCGATTTCCACGGAAGCACTCATCGCATCCTCCCGTCTGTGAACTGCTTGAGGTACTCGCCGAATGTCCCGTAGTCATGGCGAATACGCAGCAGCTTGCGCCAGAACTCGGAGCCTTCCTCCTTGACCTTGTTCGCCCAGTACGGAATGCCCGAAGTGGCAAGCCACGCTTGCGCCAGCGGAAGTTCAAGCTCTTTCCACTCGGCTTGCCTGGCCTTCATTTCCTCGGTGATCTTCTTGAACTCATCGACATTGCCCTTTAAGTTAGCGGCTTTACGGCGTTGCGTGATGTCGGCGAATAAGGTGTTCCATTCGTCACGCACCGTGTAGTACTTGGTCTCGCATGTCGAATACGCCTTTCGGTCCATGAGATTGAAGTCCACCCATGGAGGCTGAAGGTCATCGTTCCAGATGCTTGTGATGATGTCTGTTATGATTTGCTCGCACTGGACGTTCAGCGGCAGCTTGGCACGAGCGGCCACGTCGCCCTGACAGAACCCGGTGTGGCTGTGATTGGGAATCGGAAGACGGAAGAGCTTGTCCTCCATCTGCTTGATGCGGTTTTCCGTGCATGTGATGTAGACACGCATCACCTTGCCGCTGATGATGTGCAGGTACCACTGCACCCACGGGAACCAGACCTCGTAGACGTTCGCGCCGATGGACTCGAACATGCCCGACTTGTAGTTCAGGGACACGCGGCGAGGTTCCCACTCCACCACGTACAGGCCGTGCGGCACGTTGTTCTGAGTCCACTGCTGGTAGAAGATGGTGTGCTTTGGCTGCAAACCCGTTGAAACGGGATTCATCGAGGCCATCTTGGCAACGAAATCGTCCGTCTTGACCCTGCGCATTACCTGAGTACGAACGATGCACACCTCGTTGCCTTCTATCTCGATGTGCGTTCCTTCCGAAAGAGACATCCACGCCTCCTTTCACGAAAAGATGGGGTGCCCGAGCGTCAAAGCCCGAGCACCCCACCACGGCGACCTGCTGAGCAGCTAGCCCTTCTCGCCAGCGGGCTTCACGAACTCCAGCACGTCGGTGTCGTGCAGAACGTGGTCGTCCTGAACGGCACCGCCGTTGTTGAGCCGTGCCTGCTCGTCCCCGGACATGCCGAGCGGCCCCTCGTAGTCCTCACGGATTTCGCTGACCGTGCGACCTGCCGCTTCGATGTTCAGGGTGTTCGCGCCGAACTTCACAGTAACCGCCATGATAACCTCCTGCCCATTGGGCAACTATGGGGCGACATGCCCCTCCAGAATCGGCCTGCACGAACCATTCATGCAGAACCGGCGGTGTTAAAAGAGGAGGTACCCGCTGCGTGAGCGCCGGTGACCACGACAGCTGTCGGTACCTCCCTGTATTGCACTGTGTCATGCTGAGCAGGAGGCGTAGTCTTACCCAGATGGACACACAGTGCAAGGTCAGAACGGCGGCTCATGACTTCCATGCCCCCTGCCGCCACTCAGAATCTTGAGATCGTTAGCGAAAGCGAGCCAAGAGCTAGTTACTCGCTTCTCACTCAGAGCGAAGCGGAATGCTTCCCGCATCCTGTCGCCAATGGCTACGGACACATTGCTAATCCCATGTTCAGCGATTTCTTGCGCTGTAACGGAAGACCCGTACCGTCTTCGCGGAATCCGTTGGTCCCATAAGTGGGAATGGTCATCAATGAACAGAGAGAAACCATTCCACCATGCCACGATCTGTCCTTCCCCTGGTGTGCTTTCGATAGCTTCGCAGTAGGCGAAGCTGACGACTATGTCTTGGTTGCGCCAGTACCAGTCGTTAATAAAGTTCTCTCGGCAATGCCTGCAAGACCCTATGTTTCTCTCAGCATGGTCAGTCAGCTGGCGAGCCATCAGGCACCTCCAAGATGCTCACTCTCCTTGCAGCACACACTCCAGACGGTCACGTTGCCCATGACCCAAGGCTTGCTCTCTACCCTGATGATGCCAGCGTCCTGAAGCTCGTGCATAACCCTCTGCCTGAAAGCCCAGCCACCCACATCATAAGCCTTGCTGAGGGCATAGTCAACCCTCTGCTTGAGAGGACCCGGCCTGCGGTAGAACAGCTCTCTTGTTATAGCGTTCATCTCTACGCCTCCTTCTGCGAGAAAACCGCAGCACCCTGCGAGATACTGGCAGGATGCTACAGTCATGCCGCAGCTAGAGTCCACGGAACGTCAGCCGCTCGGCCACGTATGCAAGGCACTGGCGGGCAAACTCTTCCAGCTCAGGCAGCACCAGCTCATTGGTTAGCTTCTCGACTGCATTGAAGTCGTCATCGCAACTGACACCGAGAATCTCGCAGCAGAGGTCTTCGACTTCGCAGCTGAACTTCAATGCCTCTTCGTAGAATTCAGTGCCGAAGTGTCTGTCCAGCTCTGCCAGCACCGCGTACGGGTCACAAGCGACGAATCTCTTGGTTGACATGCTCTATCACCTCCCTTTCACTCTCTCAAAGAACTTGTGACGGTCGAACCGGGGATTGATAGCCTTCAGGCCATCACACACGGCGCTGACAGCCTGCAAGAAGCCGCTTATCTCGCCACTGGCAAAAATGCCAGAGTCCTCTCCGATGCCCTTAAGCGTGGCTTTCAGCTCATCCGCAATGATCTCGAAGTGCTTGCGTGTCACCATCTTACACCTCCGATGTTCCAAAAGTACAAATCTATGCCGCAAAACTCCATGGACAAAGCGCCCTGAAATGTGTACGCTGATGCGGTGGCGGTGTTCTCAGCGCCCCTAACCCATTCCTACTCGAATAGAGCCTTCAGCTCACGATACAGGTCATAAGCATCAGACTCACGGAGCGTGCGGTTGCCTTTGAATCCGACCAGTAGCTCATGCTCTTTGAAGCCGAGTTCAAGGAACCTGAACCCATCTGACATCACACGCATCTTCTCAGCAGCCTCCTCCTTGGCTCTAGCCCACTGCTTGTAGGTGTAAGCCAATGAAGGCACTCCCTTCTTGCCTTTCATCTCGTCCGCTCCTTGGTCATCACCTCTCGACGACCTATCCTGACTACAACCTTGGCAACCGGCACCAAGTGCTTGCAGTCCTCATCCGTGGTCTCGTAACACGCACTCAGGAACCTAGCATCCTCATCGAACATGCTGGACGCTATCTCGAAGGCTCTGGGTGCTACCCGGCTGTCGTCTGTCCTGTCACTAAGCCTCAGGGTTGCTCTCATCGTATGCCTCCCGCTATGAGTGTGTTATGTAATGCCTATCAATATGATAGACATCACGTTCTGGTTTGCATCACACGGGAGGAGAAGGACTTGCTGCACGACACCCGCTCCTTCCACCCAAAAAAAAGGGTGAGAGCCGAAGCTCCCACCCTTCCGAACCGTCGGTGCTGCTAGGACTTACGCAGCACGTTCAGGTTCAGGGCGCACCCTTGGAAGCCCTGCGCGGCGCTGAGGTCCAGCCATCCCGCACTGCTGGCGACCAGCTCGTTGCCCGCCTTGCTCCACCCGGCGTGGCCCTTGGCGCTGAAGCCGACCCAGAGCACATCCCCGTCCTGCTTCATCTGGACGTTCATCTGCGTCTTCTCCTTCTTCGACGCCGCAGCCTGCTGCGGTACTGTCGCAGGCTCCTTCGACGTCACCAACTGCCGCACCAACTGCTCCAGCACATCCAACCGGTCTTTCGTAGCTGCCATGTCACGCCTCCTAACTGCCACCGGACCCACTCCGGCGGCGCAGCGAGGTCGGCGATCCGGGAAGGAAATGATTGAACGCGCACGACGCGCGCGGTTTGTTGATTGCGACACGCGCGGTCTGTTTGATGCGAGGGGGGGGGCCGGGGTGCCGGTTCGCGCGTGGGTCCCATACAATATATTTTGAGCCTCCCTCTCCCCCCCACACCACGACCCACACCACCCCTCACCGAACTTAGGTCTTGACACAGGGGTATCGCATGTGCTATAGGTTCTTTGGGGAAAGTCGAGGGAGGTGAGTTGTGGGGGTTCAGCTTCGCAAGTGCTCTCCTGTCGAGGCGTGGGAGAGGTCCAAGAAACTCCTAGACACGATGAAGCCTGAAGATGGTGCGGCTATGGCTGTGCTCTTGGTGGTTGCTGGCAACCGTTTGGCTGAGGAGTTGAAGAAGGTCAAGCGGTTCAATCGGCTTTCGCACGAGCGGGAGATGGAGTGGCCTCGTGCCTGAATGGGTCCCATTCTTCCAGCTGCCACCGGAAGAGCAGGAAAGGCGCATTCAGGAGTTATCCAGAAGGTGCGACAATCTGCCAGCCCTGAGGCCCCGCAACCGGGAGAAATGCTCCTGCTGCGGGGTGATTCATTACAAGGAGGACCTTGTCAGGCAGATGAAGTTCGTGGTCGTGAACGTCTGCAAGAAGTGCGTGACGAAGATGGAGCCACCGGAGAGCATCTACGATGAGCAGGCATACCAACGCGCAGGACGGTGCGGCGGTCACTCTGCGGCGGAACAAGCAGAGGAAGCTGCTGGAGGACATGGGCTGGAAGATAGAGAAGGTGCCGCCGAGAGGGTGGAAGCTCACCAGTCCTGACGGCAAGAAGGTCAAGACCGTACAGTGCTGTCTGGCAAGGGCTTTGAACTGGGCGCTGGCGCTGTCATGACTAGAATGGACATCCTTGAGGCCATGAGCTGATGCCGATCTACTCGGAATACCTAACCGATACGGTTAGAGAGGCTTACGACCGGTTCTACAAGGATCAGGAGATACTGGACCTGAGCAACGAGATGAGCCTGCTCAAAGCCCACCTTGCGGACCAGCTGCGGACTCCTGCGGAAAAGGGGCAGCTCGCTGCCGTCAAGGACACCATCTCAGAGATACGCAAGATGTCGAATACCGTGGCGAAGAACATGGAGCACGCCAAGGGGTACCTGCCCGTGTCCTTCCTGCCACTGATGATACGGCAGATAGTGGAGATACTGGCGAGAGAGATAAAGGACGAGGATGTCATCGGAAGAATCCGGACAGCGCTCGGTCGAATCGCTATTCCAGCAGATAGCCGCGAAGCTCGGAGAGCAGAGCAAAAGCTCCTCGATGCCGAAGGGAGCGGACCTGCTGGAGTCGACGCCTGAGAGCTTCCTCCGCTGGACGAAGTTCCTGCGCTGCGAGCGGACGTACATGTCCGACCGCTACCGCAAGTTCTTCAACTTCCTGCATTCTTCCTCCAGACGCAAGCTAATCAACATGCCGCGTGGGACTTACAAGTCCACGCTGCTGTGCTGCTTCGCGGCCAGAGAGATAATCAAGGACCCCAATATCCGCATTCTCTACGCCTCGGAAACCTACTCCAACAGCAAGGACTACATAGCTTGGGTGCGCCGCCAGTTGGAGTCGAACATCTCGCTGAGGGCCACGTTCGGAGACTTCGTAGGCAAGACCGACTGGCGGCAGGAGAAGTTCAGGGTTCGTCAGGCCGTGGATATATCCAAGAAGGAGAGCACTCTCACGGCAGCTGGCATCGACGTAACCAAGACCGGGATGCACTACGACCTGATTATCGTCGACGACCCGGTAAGCGATACCAACACAATGACCTCCGCTCAGATGCAGAAGACACTGAACTGGTACAGGTTGCTGCTGAGCATCTTGGAGCCGGATGGCACCCTCATCCTGTGCGGGACCCGCTACGACGACGAGGACCTCTACGGGCACATCATCCGTAACAACCCGGCGGCTACCAAGTTCTACGAGAGCCTGCCGGAAGACAAGAAGCGTCCGGATCTGATGCCGTTCGAAATCATGGTGGAGAAAGCCTGCTTCGAAGAGGATGTCCATCTCCTGCATGAGGGCAGCGGCCTCGACAAGGTCCGCACCCACTTCGAGCATCTTGACGGACTCTTCCTCAGGAAGAAGCTGCTCGACCAAGGCTCCTACGTCTGGTCCTGCCAGTACCAGAACGAGCCGGTCAGCAGCGAGAACGCACTCTTCAACCGGGGGATGTTCAGGATCATACGCGCCGAAGAAGTCCCCAAGACGCTGAACATCTACATGCTTACGGACTCGTCCACCACAGTCGATGGGTGCCACAGCTGCGTGTTCATCCTCGGCAAGGACAGCATCAACAACGTCTACATACTGGACGGCTGGAGTGCGCAGTGTAAGCCAGACGAGTATCTGGACAAGTTCTTCCTGTACTGGGTGAAGTGGAATCCCAGAGTGGCCGGGATGGAGAAGGTCCCGATCAACGACAACTACTGGACGATGATCGAGCGCGAAGCGCGCGAGCGCCAGATTCGGGTTCGGGTCGAGTGGATCATGGGCCGCACCCGAGAGGCCAAAGATGACCGCATCATCAGTCAGCAGGGTCGGTTCGAGAGCGGGACCATCTTCTTCTCGGACGAGATTGAAGACTATCTCATCCACTTGGAAGGTGGCCAGCCCTTCGGAGAAATCGTGCGCCAGTACGTGCGCTTCAGGCCGAAGAGCGGAGGCACCAAGGACATTCCGGACTGCCTCAGTGACATGGACAAGCGGGACAGGAGAACAGGCGCGGAACTGTTCCCTTACCCCAGAAGGCGGCATGTTGCTCCTGAAAAGCCGGGGACCATAAACGGCAGCTACAACCGCGAAGCTCTGCGGCGTCCCACCGCCCAAGGGATAGCCGGGGAGAACTTCTGGCAGCGGCAGCATCGCCTAAGCAATCAGCGAGGTTATCATGGCTGAGTACACTGAAGAAGAGAAGATGCAGTTCAGGCGCGAGATAGACCGCAAGCGAGCGGCGGGCAGGCGCATCGACCCGACGTTCACTTGCATTACTCCCGGCTGCGGGTTCAAGTGCACCGAGAGCTACGCACGGCAGATGGGCATACGCGCCTGTCCGAACTGCGGTTCGACGCAGATTCGCATCAATACTCTGGACTATCATGGCGGCATACCCGAGAACCCGCTACCGTCCGTTCAGGAGGCCGAGTGGCAGAGTCGCAGTCAGCGGCCATGGGTGAGGTGAGCAATGCCTGTAAAGTCATGTGGGAAGAAGTACAGGATAGGTAGCGGCAAGTGCATGTACAAGAGCAAGGCTTCTGCCGAGCGGGCCTACGCCGCGTACCGGGCCAAGAAGCACAGCAAAGGGGGTTCAGGTGGCAAGAAACGCAAGAGGTAAGAGAGACGGTACTGGCCCCTACAAGGGCAGTTACCGGAGGAAGAGCGGGCACAAGGGGCGCAGGAAGGCCGCTGGGCAAAAGTGTCCGAAAAGGTAAGTAACTTCATCCGGCAGTACGGGCTGCAACGCAGCGGAACGTGCTACACTCAGTTCCTCTTTGAGCAGAACTTCGATGTGAAGGTTCTGAACAGGGAGCCTGACAAGCACACCCCACTGGGCGCTCCGCCGCATGTGCCGTCAGTGCTGTCGGTGAAGCATCCGTTCAGCTGGGCCGTGAGCATCTTCAAGTACTACAAGAAGCAGAGCAAGGATGTCGCCAAGTTCAAGAGTTTCTGCATCTCTGCGGCTATCCCGCTCTGGAACAGGCGCATGGCTCAGTTCCTCGCAATGAAGCTGGGCGACCAGACACTCGCAATCATCAGGGCGGAAGACTTGCTGGACAACTCCAAGAAGGTCATCGGCAAAGCCGCCAAGGAGTTCGGCCTGACTCGCACCAGCAAGAAGTGGATCACCAGCAACAAGATCATGCGCCCGATTCACGGTGGCGAGGAATCGGCGCGCAAGTTCGACAGGACCAAGTACACCAAGAAGAAGTGGATGGAGGCGTACAACAAGAAGCTGTTGAAGCGGGCGATCCAGACCGTAGACCAGCGGCTCATGCGCGTGTTCGGATACAAGAACACCGGAGACTTCTGATGCCAACCAGCGACCCGACCGGGATACTGCCAGTCATCCACGACGTGATGAAGTTGCGGCCCAGAAGCATCTTGGATGTCGGCGTCGGGATGGGCAAGTGGGGGCTGCTGTTCAGGGAGTACTTGGAAGGCTGGGCGCATCATCGCTACTCGAAGCCGCAGTGGCAGTTGCGCATCGACGGCATCGAAATCTACCAGCAGTACTTGCAGCCTTGGCACCACGAAATCTACAACAACCTCTACGTCGGCGACATCAGGAACTTCCAGTTCGACACACAGTACGATCTCGTCTACATGGGCGACGTGATCGAGCACATGACCAAGCAGGAGGGCCACACAGTCCTCCGAGGTCTTGGGGCCAAGTGGGTCATCGTGTCCACTCCGAACTGTCCCACGCAGATGAAAAGGAGGAAGCCTAATCCGTATCAGGACCACAAGTGCCGGTGGGGCCTCGCGGATTTCAATCCCTACCGGCACGTGGTTCTCCGTGGGGCGAAGAACGAGAGGCTTCTCGTGGTCAGGATAGACCGGTGATCTGGCTGGAGTGCTTAGTGGTTATTGGCACCCTGACTCAAGGATGCCTGCTGGTCTATGGGATAACCGTTATGATCCGTGGCATCCTCAGCAAGAGGGCCGGCAAGTGATGGGCAGGTACAACCGGGCACAGCAGTACAAGCGAGCCTTGGCCATGTCGCACACGGTCACCGGGCGCGCTATGAAGTCAGGGCCGCATCAGGGCAAGATGAAGATTCTGATGCTGTCCCCGACGCCGGTTGCAGGCGTACCGTTCATCCTGAAGGACATCATCAACAAGTACACGCAGCACGAATGCAGGACGCTTACCGGACACCCCGGTTACGGGGACGGTCGCAAGTGGAACAACCCCGATGTCAACTGGTCAAACGTCCGCAAGGCCGAAGAAATCGTGGGGTGGGCAGATGTGATAATGCTCCACAACGGTGCTCGACACCCCCGCACTGCCCACCTCTCACGATTCTTTCGCGGCAAGCGGCTGCTTGCATACTACCATTCAGAACCGCATAGGGTGGACCGCAGATGGGAGAAGGCGGGAGCACCGGCATACGTCATCGCGCAGGGCCACGCACTTCTTTATCCCGGTCTGCCGGTGCTCCCCAACCTCGTCGACATCGATCATCCCCTCATGACTCCGCCATACAAGGGCGAACGCGCAGAGCCATGCGAGAAGTTCATCATTGCCTACGCCCCAAGCAACAAGCACGGACACGCACTTCTGTGCAGGGACAGACTGCCGTACAGCAGCAAAGGCTACCCCGAAACCAAGCCGATACTTGACAAGCTCGCTCGAAGAGGCGACATCACGATCAAGGAGTTCACAGGGGTTCCATTCGAACAATGCATGAAAGCGAGGCGTCAATGCCACATCGTCTTGGACGAGGTTGTTACGGGGAGCTATCATCGCTGCACTCTGGAAGCTTGCAGCCACGGACAGTTGGCCATCAATTACGTGAACGAGAAGGTTCGGTCAATCGTACAGTCCATAACTGGCTGCGGGAGCTTGCCTTGGCTGCGGTGCAACGTCGACAGCCTGTACGATACCATCGTCTACCTGAAAGAGAATCCGTGCCAGTTGGCCGAGATGATGGAAGACAGCCGCCGATGGATGGAGCGGTATTGGCGTCCGGATGTGCTGCTCAAGAACATGTACTTGCCAGCGTTTGAGAACGCCCCGGTGTGGCAATGAGCAGGCATACATACGGAAGGTACTCGCGCCATGCCATGCTCGCTGAAGAGCAGAAGCTGGTCAAGCAGCGCATGATGGCCAGAGGGACGGACATCAACTTCCTCGGCAAGAACGTGGCCAAGGGCAGCAAGCTGCACGGAACCATGAGCGGCAGGCCGATGATAGTGATGGGCAATGCCTACTCGCTCAACCACATGGACTTGGACAAGGTATTCGACTTTACGACGATAGGTTGCAATCGCTGCCTCGAACTTCCCAAGCATCCGGAGTTCTTCACGGTCGTGGACCGCGCCCCATACATGGAGCAATACCAGCGTATCTGCGGATACAAGGGTACGCGCGTCCTGTCAGAAACCCTCTTCGACCCGGAGGTAAGTTGCAGGCGCACTCCCGTGCAGGACTTGCCGAGCTACGAATGGTACAGATACAGGGCCGTGGCCAGCACAACTCCGTTCCCGGCCAGAGTGCCGGAATGGGTGTTCACCTACTACTGCAATGACAAGCGTGTGTCTCGCGGCAGACTCCCGGCAGTCCAGACCAATCTTGACGAATTCATGCCGAGCGGAGCGAATATCGCGTATTGTATGTTACAGGTAGCCTTGGCCATGGGCGCTAACCCGATAGGCATCTGCGGCGTCGACTTGGTCTGGAAAGACAAGAAGAGGACTCACTTCTTCGGGGAGGGCAAGAAGCGTGGGGCGTTTCCGTTCAATACCAAGAGGGTCCTCCTATTTTTCAAGGCGGCAGCAGCTTATGCAAAGAGCAAAGGCATCAAGATATACAACCTCTCACCTGAGGGAGTACTATCACCAACGTTCGAGAGGATTGACGAGCAAGCTTTCCATAGCGAGTTTGAAAGATACAAGACAGGGGATCGTGTACGTGCTGGGCAATTCATCAAGTTTGAACCTGATGAGAATCTCCGACTTAGTGGCACAGGAATGCACGGTCGGAGTGAACAGGATATTAAGGACTACTACGCCGGAAATGCTGCTGATAGCAGACACCGTCGTATTCGAGTGGGAAATCCAAAGAATAAACCAAAGTCGCGCGGAGCTGCTGCTCTGGCGAGGGAGCAGGCGCGCCGTAGAGCGGAAGCTAAGCGCGGAAAGAAAGCGGGACGTTAAATGGTGGGACGTATATCACCCACGGAACTCGACCCCGGTTCCTCAGCTACCGAGGGATGGGCAGTTCCGTTTCTCGTCGAACACTGCCACCTACGCCTTGGAAGCAGTCCTGCTCATGGGGTTCAGAGACATTCGTTTACTTGGTGTGGATTTGCGCTACGACCTTCCGACTGGCTCTCATTGCTACGGAGATGGACGGAAAGAAGGTTGCCATCTGGGAGACTTGAATGTAGTGCTACCTGCGTTCCGCTGGGTAGCGGAGAAGGCGAAGAAGCTTGGAGCGACCATCGTGAATGAGTCACCGTATTCAGGGCCGCTCGACATGATACTTCCTCGGAGGGAGTCAGAATGGTTGATAAGAAGAAGCTAGACGAGGTCAAGAACTTCGGCCCGAATCTCGTTACGAATCCGGATGTACGCGAGCGTGTCGGCAACTATGCGCTCACCAACATCAAGAACATCATCAACGGGCGAGGGTACTTGGAATCCAAGTGGATCATGCTGGAAAGGCTGTGGCGCGGCGATCCCGTCAGCCGCTTCTATCCCGGTTCTCAGTCCACCCACGTTCCTGAGCCTTTCAAGGCCGTGGAGAGTCTGGTACCGCGCATCCTCGAAGCGCTGATGCCGACCGACAACTGGTTCCGCGCCCTCAGTCTCGAAGAGCGGCGTCCCGGTCAGGCGCAGGCAATCGAGAAGCTGATGCGCGAGCAGATGGAGGACGGCGACTTCCGCAAGCGTCTGGAGATGTTCGTCCGCATCATGTGCATTCAGGGCTTCGCAGCGGCCAAGACGCCTTACATCTACGAGAAGCAGGAGTACCTCTACCGAGAGCGCGAAGAGAAGCCTGTCTACGAGAACGGTGTGGAGGTCGGGACCAAGAAGGGCAAGTGGCTCGAAAAGACGTTCGAAGCAAATCGTGATCGCACTGAACTCTGGCCTCTGGAAATCTTCGATTTCATCGCAGACCCGAGATACGACGATCCGGTGACCAAGGGACCGGGATGCGGCGACAGGACGCGCAAGAACAAAGAGTATGTTCACGAGATGATTACCCGTGGCATCTACGAGAACATCACCCACAAGCAGGTAGATGAACTCGGCAAGAAGAAGGCCAAGCTAGCTACAGGGCTTGGCGAGGACCTGAGATACTGGGCCTTCGACAACGCTATGATGCCGACCAAGGGAGAGGACGACATCATCGTCACGGAATGGTGGGGCCTCAACCCGGTAGAGGCTGATGGCTCGCGTACCGAGAGCGTTGTAACCTACCTGAATGAAGAGGTTTGCGTCAGGATTCAGGAGAACAAGCTCTGGCACAAGCGCAGGCCATACGTCTTCAACCAGTACACATCCGAGAAGGGCAAGCTCTACAGCATGGGGGTCATCGAGCCTATCATCTGGCTCGTGCAGGACCTCAACGACATGCGCAATACGGTCAACCACTCTGCCGCTATCATCGCCAACCCGATGCTCAAGGTCGAAGACTCGGCCAACGTAGAGGACGAGCAGATGGTGGCCGCTCCCGGCAAGTTCCTCAGGACCAGCAACAACAGGGGTGTCGAGCCGCTGTATGTCCCTGATATGACAGCGGTTGCGCGAATGGCCGAGGCCATGACCAAGCAGGACATCGTTGAGACCACCGGGACCACCCGCCTTTACTACGGCACAGCCGAGGGCGGCACCGCAACCGAGGCATTGACTCGTACCCGCGAAGCCAACGAGCGAATCAAGAGCGTCATTGTATCCATGTCCAAGAACGTGACCAAGCGGTTCCTTGAGATTGCTCACGCCAACAACCACCAGTTCTTGAAGGAAGAGCGTTTGGTCGTAAGCTCAGGAGAGACAGGTGGATACGAGCACTTCAAGGTGACTCCTGACAAGCTGCAAGGCCCCGCCAAGTTCGAAATCATGGTGGCCCCGCAGATCGAACTGCTCGGCATCCGTGGCCAGCAGATGATGGCTTTCATGGAGAGGGCTTCGGCAAACCCGCAGGTTGCTATGGGAGTCAACTGGAGCAGGCTCTTCAGGATAGTCTGGACGGACCTGTTCGGGAATCGGGAGGCTGATTACATCTTCCCGCCGGATGAAACGTATGAGCCTGTATCTCAGGAAGATGAGAACAGACTCATGCTCAAGGGCATCGAGGTCAAGGTCAAGTCTTGGCACAACCATCCGGAGCACAGCAGGTTGCTTGAGCAGCTGTTCCTGTCTCCCGCCTTCGACGACCTCAAGCCCGAGGTGCAGAGCATCTTCAGGGCGCACTCGCTCAACCACGACATGTGGATGGAAAGACTCAGGGACCAAGCTTCGAATCCTCAGATGTCTCCCGGTGGTATGCCAGCCCCTACGGGAACACCTGAGAAGCCTGCCTACCCGCTCGCTCAGAATGCGGCGGGGGTTGGCCAGCAGCTTGCGGCTGAAGCAAGGGCTGGAACGCAAGGAGGTTAGACATGGCCGGGGGGCCTAACGACAGGACTCTGATCGACAGGCTGAGCAAGCCGCCAATGTTTCCAGAGGCATTCAGCGAGGTCAAGGTTCTTCAGCAGAGGATGGTGTCCAAGGCAAAGAAAGCTCAGGCTTTCCGTGCACTCGCGGACGCCGCCAAACAGCCTGCATGGCAGGAGGTCAGGAAGCGGACATCACTGGTTATCTCCGACATTCTGGAGAGGTTGCCCAATGTCTTCGGGGCGGAAAGAGACCAGCTGATAGGAGAAATGAAGGCTTGGAGGGACTTCGCCAGCGCGCCTGACGAAGCCCTTGAGATTGTCAGGAAGCTGGACTCCGAGATTGGTGAGATACAGGCCTCTCTCGGAAAGCCGGTTAAGGCTTGACAAATAGTCCCAGTCTTCGTACATTTCAGATAGGAGATGAGTGATGCCCAATAACGCTGTTGAAGCAGCCGCGAATAGAGCCATAAGGACCAAAATGGGATTGGCCTCTGGTGAGGTACCCCCCTCGCCAAACCCGCAGCAGGCTCCTGCCGGAACCCCGCAGGGGCCTGCGGCACATCAGGGGACTCCGCCTCAGCAGGCCCAAGCCCCGGCTCCGGTGACTGCCGATCAACTCACCGCACTCCAGAACCAGATAGCATCAATGCAGGCTTCGGTGGAAGCCTCGCGTCAACAGACGAGTACTCAGCAGAATCACATTGCGAATCTAGAGGGCGAACTGGCCGTCCTCCGCAATCGTGAGGATGCTAAGGCCCTGCAACTGCCTAGCGACGACGAGCTTGATGAACTCCCGAGGGCGGAGGCGATCAGGCGTTGCGCGGAGGTCATTGCGGAGCAGAAGCTGCGCGTACTGGACCAGAAGTACTTGGGGGCTTTCTCTCGCCTCGCTTCCGATGTGGTAACCATGAAGAACTCTTCGGAAGAGAGGATGATTCGAGAACAGTTCCCCGGTGTGGACATCGAGAAGTACCGTCCGATTCTGGAACAGAAGCGAGCCATGTTCCCGCAAGCATCCACGGTCGATCTTATTCGGCTGGTGGCTGACCCGAAAGAACTCGCGCAACAGCCTGACATGACCCAGACGCCCCAAGACGCTGTTCACATGGAGGTCGGGCAGGGTGCAGGAATGGGAGCAGGAGGTCAGGGCCAGCAGTCTCGGGAACAGATCACCGAAGATCAGCTTCGGGAGGGCTTCGTAAACGCCCGAAACGCGGGACAGAATCTACAGGCCCAGTCCTACCTGATGGAAATCATCAAGCGGCGACCTGATGTACCAACCACGAGGAACACAGGGCGCTCAGGAGGATAGTCGTGGCGAATGGCGATTTCATTCAGGACTGTAACACCCTCTCCACGTGGGATGTCGGTGCTGCCGGTGGTACGAGAGAGGACCTTCTCGACATCATCGTGAACATTTCCCCGGTCGATACCCCGTTCCTGTCGGGGTGGCCGAAGGTCCCGGCCAAGAACATCACCCACGAGTGGCTGCTCGACAGCCTCGAAAGCCCCGGTGATCCGGACAACGGAGACACCGACGTTCACTGCACCGGTGAAGCAACCGATGCGGTGTTCGAGGAACTGGGTGTGCGCTGTCGCGTGAACAACTACACCCACATCTTCAGGCAGACCGGCGATGTCTCCGAGACTCAGCGTGCGGTGGACAACGCTGGCATGGCGGACGAATACGCCTACCAGAAGATGAAGGCGATGAAGGAGCTGAGCACCAAGATCGAGTTCGCTCTGGTGAACTCGGTCAGGGCGGCGCAGTTCGCTCCGCAGGCGGCTTATCCCGGCGTCTGTGCGAGTCCGGTCGGTTGCCGGAAGATGGACGGCATTCTGTCGGTCATCGACTGGGACACCGCCGACTTCGCCTGTCTGGACAGTGAGAAGCAGGGTACTGTTCTGGACCCGAGTGGGAGTCCCTGCACCTACATCAACCCGACCATTCTGGACGACCTCCACGAACTGATGTGGAACAAGGGCGCACAGGCGAAGACCATCTGGGTCAACGCCTTCCAGAAGAGGCGCATCAGCATGTTCACCGTGAACGCGACGGCGAGGAACATCGATGCGTCGGCAAAGAAGCTGGTCAACACCATCGACGTGTACGAGTCGGACTTCGGTCTGCGGCGCATCGCGCTGCACCGTTACATCCCGACCACTCGCGTCCTTGTGTTGGACGAGGACTTCGCCCGGATCGCGGTGCTTCGCCCGGTCAAGAGCTACGAGTTGGCCAAGGTCGGCAACTCGGACAAGTTCATGATCGAGGGCGAAATGACGCTGGAGTGGCGCGCGCCTGCGGGTGCGGGCTACGTCGACAGCCTGTGCAACCAGCTGAACCAGTCTGGCGGCGAGGGCTGGTGCAACTTCGGGGCTTACGCTCCGCAGAACTGCGCCTAGTCGGTAGCGTTAACGCGGCCTGACAAGGGGGAGGGCAGAGAGTCCCATAAGGACCCTGCCCTCCCTCTCTAAGGAGGGCGACATGGCTTACACCGTCCGTCACCAGCGGAAAGACGGAACTGTCAAGGTTACGAGGAACGTCAATGGCGTTCCCTATGTCATTCGTGACGACCAAGAATCCGTCCTAGACAAGTTCCCCTGCAACCCGATGTCTGGCCGCACAGCCGGGGAGGCTCGGGACAACATCGAACACACACTCAAAGAGACCCGCCGCAATCTTAAGAACCGCAAGGGTTTCAACGACACGAAGACCGCCCGTCTGGTTGCCCAGATTCCAGCGGAAGTAGCAGCCCACGTCTACCGTAACGAAGGCGCGGAAGCCGCCAAAGACATGCGATACCTGATTAAGGCTGCGAGGAAGATGGGCATTGATTGCAGGGTGTCTCGCGGGAGATTCTGATGGCGACTTCCGTAAAGGATGTATTCGGTCAGGCTGATAGCGCTGGCCTCGGTGACGATTGGATTCTGATCTATGGCGCTCCAGAGGTCATAGACCATGCGGTCGTCATCTCAAGAGCTTCGCCCCAGTTCTCGCAGGTAATCGCCCTGCACGGCACTGCTCTGGATTCAGTAGAGCAACTTATCAGGGCCAGAGTGGACATCTCTGGGGCGCTTGCTGCCGATGGGATTCAGCTGTACGGAAGAGCCGAATATCTGGAAGTCGGCTCTGCCTACATTCTGGACAAAGCCTACTACGTTGAGATGACGGCGACGAGGCTAACCCTCTATTCGCTAATCGCTTCGAGTGACACCCCTGTCCAGCTCGCTACAGCTGTACTGGAATTGGACAGTAACCCATCGCACAACATCATCATGAAGATTCGAGACAATGAGCGCGGCGCTCAGATCGACATCTTCGTGGACAACGAGGTGGTCCCGAACCTGACCTACGTGGACAGGCTGAATACTCGGCCCAACGGGACCTACGCAGGATTCGGGCTGCTTGATGCCAACGTAACGCAGAGCATCAGCATCACGGAATTCCTAGCATTCGTGCTCAAGTCCGCTGTGGTCAAGGCTGTGCGCCCGCCGATCAAGATGCTCAGCCTTGGCGACATCGTGAACCACTGTGCATACCGTCTGGACAGGGCGGGCAACAGCCAGTTCGATGCGGAGTACATGGTAGACTTCATCAACTTCGCCATCGACGAAATCTACAACGAGCTTACTCCTTGGCTGTGGGCATACCGTACCATGTGCCTGTCGGTAGAAGCGGGTACCCGGTATCTGGAGCTACCGCTGCACGTTGCGTTGCTCTACGATCTGATAGACAACACGCTCGGTTACCAGTTGTCGAAGGTGACGGCTCAGGACCTCAACAGGGTGGACCCGAAACGCAGCAGAACCGGGACTGCGTACTCGTTCACCACTGTGGGGCGCGGGGACTATGGTTCTCTGGTGGTAGAGCTTACGCCGCTGCCTTCCAGTGATACCGTATTCACGCTGCCGTACTACGCCAAGCCCGTACCGCTGGAAGAGTACAACGATATTCCACTGATACCCTCTCAGTGGCTAGAACTCGTTGTATTCGGAGCGCTCAAGCGCGGTGCTCAGTACGACACCGACAGCAACTTCTACAAGAACACGGTGTCTTCTTGGGAACGGATGATGAACCGCATGAAGCGGCAGAACTACACCGACCTGAAGAAGATTCCGCGCATCAGGACAGCTAACGAGCTGGTTCGTCAGAAGTCCGTTTCCGTACTTGGTCCAGTAACGAGGGCACAGCAGCTTGGCCTTTAAGGAAGTACCTGAACGACTGGTAGAAGCCGGTCTGATGCTGCATCTTGGGCCTACCAAGAAGGGTCTGGTGGGCGGGCTGATAGCAGATAACGTAGAACTGTACCCGATGGCGACTGTTACGAAGCGCGGAGGATACAGAAGGTGGAGGACGGTTCATGAGAACTATCCTGTCACCAACCTCGTGCGCTTTGATGATAAGTTGCTTATCATGGCTGGCGACTTGGACGAGTACGATGCATGAGGAAATGAAGTACCCGTACCTTCCCGGCCTGCTGCTTAGCGCAGACCCGGTAAATGCCGGTGCGCAGAGAGCCGAGAACATTGAGCTTCCCAAGATCGGGGAACTCAACAAGCGTGGTGGTTTCAGGCGCGTGAACCACAGGCACTACACAGGCGCAATCGTCTGCATTCCCGACCTTCAGCGCATCTGTGACTACCGGAAGCTGCTGGTATGCAGCGGTTACCCAGAATTGCCGGGGATTCCCGCTCCCATCTTCGAGCACGACGAGCGTGGAGGCGGCGGAGGTGGTACAGAGCCATTCTGGGACGAGAACTATCCTCCAATCGCGGTGGCAAGCGCAACTCCCGCCAGCGACCTAGACCCACTACAGGTCCAGTTCAGTTCGGCGGGTAGCTATGACCCGGACGGAACGATAGTTGGCTACCTGTGGACCTTTGGTGATGGCGGTTCTTCGACTGAAGAGAATCCGCAGTACACCTACGCTGCTGCTGGGAACTACACTGCGACACTGACCGTGACCGACAACGAGGGAAAGACTGGCACCGACACCGTACCTGTCACGACTGACCCGTGGGTTCTTGAAGCCCAAATCCCCAATGACATACGGGGGATGGGGTTCCTAGAGATCGGCGGAGTGCTGTATGTCGGGCTGAACGACTTCACAGCAGCGGACACGCATCTGTACCAGCGGAATGCAGGGGTCTGGAACTTTGTAGCCTCGGCAGGGACCTTCAGCTCTGACTTCCGACCGTCCATAGTGAATGACGGCGGGGTCTTGCTGCTAGAGATGAATCTTGGCGTTTCAAGATTGCAGGCCGGAGCACTTGTGGCCGACCTTGTCGGTCTGAATGCAGACGGCAACCTGATAACCGCAGGCGGGGTTGTGCATACCAATGGCAGACTCGCTGCCTCTGGGCAGTACACCTACAAGAGGACGGGACCCGGCGTGTGGGCCTATACAGGTCCGAACGCCGACAACGTCAACCTGTTCCACGACCAGCTGTTCGACAATGTGGTGGTTGGGTTCAGCGGAAGATACAGCAACGCGTCCCCGCCAGTGTTCACCGCACAGGCCACTCCGCTACCGGGCATCAGCCGCTCTGGCTTCAGTGAGTACGGTGGTCAGCTCTACGCAGGTTGCACCGGTGGAGTCCTGCGGAAAGCTACTGCGGCTGGAGCGTGGGCCAATGCTGGAGCCCCAGCAGCGCAATACCTAGATTCGGCAGTGGTCGGCGGCATCCTCTGGATTGGGCAAACTCTTGGCGGAGTTGAAAGCATAGTGTCTTACGATGGGGCGACTTGGGCAACAGACCGAAGTTTCCCCGGAGAAACGATCTATGCTGTAGGCGCTACAGCCACAGACCTGTATGTTATCACTAGGGATGCGGCCGTACCGGAAGCAAAGATATACAGGAGGTCGATCTAATGGCCGTGATCGGCAACTTCCAGTACGAGGGGGAGGGCTTCTAAATTGGCTGTAATAGGGCAATTCGATTTTCCTCAGTTAATAATCAACCACACAGAGTTGAATGGGAAGAGCATCCTCAGCAACGGTCTTGAGGCCATGCAGAAGTACAACCCAGTTACCGGCGCTGTGCTGCCTCTGGTTCTGCGTCCGTTCCGTCAGGACCCGGTATTGGCAGCGGGCGGGGCAGGAAACCTCAACGGCCACTACGTCTATCGTCTGGTTCCGTACAACGTGAACGAGGACGAGGAAGGACAGGCCAATCCCATAGACGGCGAAGAGGTCGCTGCCTATGAGATTGATCTGGCCAACCAGAGCTGCAACATCAACCTTGCTGCTCTTGCTGCTGATAATGCGGAGGTTACACATGTCCGCATTTACAGAACGATTGCTGACGGCGCTTGGCCGGTTCTTGCGCGAGTTGGCGAGGTCGCTCTTCCCGCCGGGGTTTTCAACGACAACACCGCCGATGACGACTTGGACTTCGCCAATGAAGGACTGGATACGGCCATACAGGTCCCGACTCCAAAACCGTTCATCTGCACACATGGAAGCAGAGTCTTTGGATGGGGAGACATCCCCTACTCAGAAGGGCGAGTAGACGTAACTACTGGCGATGATGAGGTTGCTCCGGTCGAGGGAGCCGTCTTCGGCTTCCATCTAATCGGCAAGGAATTTCATGCCGAAGGTGACGGCAGAGCCTACATGATCGACGCTTACGACCCCGCCACCGGGAACATCGTGCTTCGAGACAACTACGCGGGAGCAACGCGAACCACGGAATACCGCATCTGCGGAGATGCAGACACCCTGATCTGGACCGACCCGTTCTTCGAGCACAAGTGGCCAGCATTTAACAATCTCCCCATCAACAAGAAGGAAGATGATAAGCCTGCGGGAATCATGCCGCAAGGCCGCAGGCTGCTGCTGCCAAAGAGCAAGAAGACCTACACTCTTTACTACAACACAAACCCCTCATACGAGTACAGTTCCGTCAGTACTGTCTCGACCGAATATGGTTGCGTCAGCCACCGCAGCATGGTGCTCGGAGATGGCGGCGTAGCCTACTGGATGTCGAAGGACGGAATTGTCGCCATCGTGCCTGATGGTGGTCTGGCTCTTGCATCAGTGGCGCTTGGCAGCTGGGTGTATGACAACCTTCAGCTGGACGTTACAGGCGAGCAGCAGATGTGCATGGGCGGTTTGCTGAAGCGCAAGGGCCAGTATCTCGCGTTCATACCGGGGCAAGATGCCGAACTTGGATGCGATTACGCAATCGTCTGGCACTACCTCGAAAAGAAGTTCTCCATCTTCCGCTTCCGCACCGAGTTTACGGCGTTGTCCCGAGTGGTAAACACCGAGGGCGAAGAGGTACTTGTGCTTGGAGACAGGCACGGGTACCTGTGGGAATACCCATATGGCGACCTCGATGGGGCACCGGTCAACTCTACTTACTCTGGTACTGTTGATGCCTACTGGGGTACGGGGTCGCCATACTGCTCCCTTACGGACAATGATGCGCAGTTCCCCACGACAGGTCTTGGGCTGGCTGGTGTTCCAGTCTACATTCACAACGGTACCGGTGCTGGTCAATGGGGCATCGTAGCTGCCAACACCGAGAACACCCTGTACTTGGAGGACTGCTTTGCCGTAGCACTGGACGAGACCAGCGAGTACTACGTCGGAAACATCGAGGCTCGATACAAGACTGGTTGGCACGACTACGGAACCATAGACCGCATCAAGAGAATGATGTACGCCAACCTTGTCTTCGAGAAGAACGACAGCAATCTTCAGTTCAACATGTACGGCGATTTCAGCGATACAGCAGAGAATCTTGAGGATAAGAACTACAGGGCGACAGACCCCACGGATTACGGTCTCGTGAACATGAACGGTGATGACGAGAGCACTATTACCCCACGTGGCCGTAAGCGTGTTCCGCTTGGCGGAATACGCAAGACGCACCTAGCGTGGGAACTGTACGATGACCGACCGAACAATCCGTGGAGCATCTACGACGTGTCCATGGATGTAGAGATGGAGACTAACTGATGGGGTGGTTCAACTGGAAGAAGGCGAATCTGGCCGCTGCCATCTACAGGCGTAGCGGGCAGTGGCCGGGATGGGCTTCGTGGAAGCTCATCATGTGGACGAAGAAGGTGCTGGGAATCGGCTGATGGACATGCAGCGCAGCACATACTGCGAAGCGGCAATGGGGATTATGGAAACGTATAATCTCTCTAGTCTTGCTCGTGTAGTAGATTGCGCAATCGGGCTGTGGGACCTTGAGGCCGATACATGCCGGTCGTTTGACTGGATAATGGATTATATCAACGACCCGACCAACTTGCCGCTTCATGCTGATCGTCATGCCGGTGCTGGGGCAGACCCGATTCTAAGCCTTGGCGCTCACGACATTACCGGGGATGCGGAGCTACAGAATGGTGTAGACTTGGTATGCGCCGTGGCGTTCGGCAGCGACGTAGCTTCGATTGCCACACCGCTAGGAACTGTTAATGCTGGCGGCTTGGAGATGCGGCAGGACACCGGATATTGCATTGCCAGGCTAACGGCCAACGCGGCGGCAGGGCAGTATCCTTATCTAGGGCTGCGCCGGTCGCGGGGCACGTATGGCTCAGAGGGCGCGGTCACAGCCAACAAGGTTTTGGGTGCGGTAGCGTTTTACGGACACGATGGCACTGCATACCGGGGCGGCGCGAACTTCTACGCACAAGCCGCAGAAAACTTCGACGCCACGCACAGGGGCACAAAGGTCACATTCCAGTGCGTGGATAACGGCGACACCGCGTTGTCCGACTACATGGTGATAAACGGTGACGGCGAAACCGTTGACATGGTGAAGAAGTTGGACGTACAGGGGGGTCTAGCAGCGGGCGGCGCAGACGGATGGAGTGGGTCATTCACCAACGGGGACGGTGACACAGTTACGGTTACCAATGGCATCATTACGGACGTTTCGTAGGAGCGCATAATGACCGTAGAATTTGACCCGCAGTTAGAGCGGCCAAAGATCAGCGGCATGAGGCTAAAGGCGGACGGGAGCGAACTGCGAGTGGCCGTGCTTCTCGAACTGGTGGGCGGCGGCACGCTTGAGGACGTAGTGTTCATTAAGCCCTCTGATCTGCCCCCGACTGCAAAGACATGGATTGAGGGGTTCTGCGCCGATGCGATGCGTGCGAAGTACGGAGGGTGAAGTCGATGCCGCTCAGTCCTGAGGACAAAAAGAAGCTGGTCGAGGTGCTGGACAAGACCGGTCTACCATCCACTTTCAACGGCGACCGATTCGATGCGTTTCGGTTTGGCCTGAGTGTGTGCCTGAGGGCGATAGAGCCGCTGGTTTGCTTGGCTCCGGAGCCGCCCAAGAAGTCGCCCAAGGAGTAGGTAATGGCGCTAATCATTGTCCCCGATGACCAGCCTACCCCGGCAGCAGCAGTTGCAGCCGCTGTTTCTGGTGACCATATCGGTCTGCGGCCAAACACCTACATAACGACCGGGCTGGATTTCACTGGCAAAAAGCTCTTCATGTTCGGGATGGGCGACAACCCCGACGACACGGTCCTTGATAGTAGCGCAACAGCGGCTGATGGGATAACCCTCGATACCGGCGGTGGTGTCGCAAATTTGAAGTTAGTAGGCCCCGGTAGCAATAGCGGCATCATTGACAGTTCAACCTACAGGGAACGCACATTCATCAACCGGGTATGGGTAACGGGGTTTTATCACGGGGTCTATGCCACTGGGGCTTGGACCACCACTTGTGTCAACTGTCGCGTATGGGGTTGCACAATAGGGCTTAGGGCGGGCACTAACTGCAATATAATTGGCATACATTGCACATGCGTGAACAACATCAGCTATGGGTACTACACTAACAGCTCGACTCATGGTATTTATGATGCCTGCCTTGGTTACGGAAACGGAGTAGCCGACTTTGCGAACACTTCCGGCGAAGCCTGCAACAACGTAAGCGGGGACAATTCACTGCTGGGTGTCGGCGTACAGAATCGCACGGGATTCGACCCAGCCAACTTCGTCAACTACGCTGGCGGCGACTTCGACCTTGTATATCCGCAGAACGCAAATGGCGCGATGTGGGATGGAAATCCGCGCACTCAAGCAGACTATACGCAGAAGGCGCGTTCCTACGAAACCGGTGAGATGTATGCTGGCGACCATGATCCCTACGTGGCTCCGGTTGGTGGCGCTCCCATTGGTGGCGCTCCCACCTGTCTCGGCATCATCGACGCCGCACCGGCAGCTCAGGGCTGCATCCTCATTCGATTCTTTGAGATGGTTTGTGATACCGGCACTGTTCCGTATCGCTACGACATCCACGTTAAGCAAGCCGACAGTGGCGTCCTGACCAAGGCAGAGATAGATGCGTGTACCTATTTCGCCAGAGCTATCTATCAGGAGGACATTGTCGGCTACCCGAATGTCGGTGTGTCGCCACCGATCGGCCCCGCTATCTGTAGTGCTCTCATAGCCTTCGAGGCGTACAGTCAGCACGGCGATAACGTACATCTGTTTACCAACAGGCAGTACTATGTGGCCGTTCGCGCTGTCGCAATAGATGCTGCTGATACGATCTACGAGGATGACAACGACGAGGTGGCTCTCAGCTGGAGCAGTGGCTATCAGGGCATCCAGTGGATGCACATCCTCAGTTGGCCATGCCTCTCTCTGTGTTCGGGGCAGGAGATTGAAATCTCTGGTATTCCGAACCTTAACGTTGGCATTAGTAGTGCTCCCCCGGTAGAATTCGCTGATGATGCTGAGCTAGGAATCAACATCCTCGACTGGCCGCAACTCGACGCTCACATCCATCGGAATCGTGGAGGTTAAGATGGGCGCACAATACGTCGACCTGACCAAGTACTTTACCAAGACGCTGAACCGTCCTGACATGAGAGTTCTGCTCGACCCTCGCAATGGGTCGATTCTCAAAGAGCAGAAGGCCAGCGACCGGTTCGACTTCTGGAAGAGCGTTGAGGACTTTGAACCCGGTAACTTCTTGGGCAGCATGTATGCCCGAAAGTACGGACTTGACCCCAACGTCTTCACCAATGCTCCCATCGAACAGGTAATGAACCAAGTCAAGAGTGCCTATGGCATGGACTTTGGCAATTACCTGTCGTCCTCACCGGATAAGAGGAAGCAAGCATACAACAAGTCCAATGACATCTACAAGTCCGATGGCACTCCAAAGGTGGACTTGGGGCCATTGATCGACCCTGACACCGGGCTTCCTAACCGGCCTCCTGCCAATCCTGAAGAGGCTATGTACATGCAGTGGAAGGCGTTTGAGAAGAACCGGGAAGACAACCTCGGACTTCTCAAGAACGCAATCTCCACTCTAAGGTACGGACTCGGGGGAGTTACGCGCGGCGGGCCGTTCAGTTCCTCGGCCATGCAGAGTCCGTTGCTCAGCCAGATGGCCAACACCTACATGAACACGCAGTTCGAGGCACCGAATCTTTCGTACTTCCTGCGTTCGGATGTTCCCGGTTACGGGGAGCAGACGGACCAGTTGGGCGGCGGTGTGGGACTAGGTGGGAATAGGTATCCGCAGCCTATTCCCACCATCCCCTTGCGCAGTGGCTATGGGGACAGCCAGCAGTATCTTGGTGGAGGCATAGGCCCTGCGTTCATGAACATAGGCAACCAACAGGCACCGCAGATGCCCACTACGACTCCGACTGTAAGCGGGAAAATCTACCCAGCTGGGTTCTAGGAGGCAGCGATGGCACTACGTATATCAGGTGGTGACTGGTCTTCTTGGGCCGATGTCGCTCACCAGCTGGTAGGAGAGCGGCAGAACCAAGAGGCTCTTGACCTCAGGGGGCAGCAGCTTCGTGACGCAAGAGTCCAGCAACAGACCTCGCAGTACCTCAACTACCTTGGCTTGCAGGAACGCAAGCGCCAGTTCGACGAAACCATGGGTATGCGCGAGGAAGAGCTTGGCGCTAAGTACTACAAGGACTCCCTGCTTGCCGAGCAGAAGGCCATGGACCTTCAGGCTCGCATGGATGCAGCGGCTCAGAAGCGTGGTCTGGACGAGGCCGAGCAGGCTGTACGGTACGGCGCTGTGCTTGACAGCACTTCCGGCGAATGGCGCTCGATAAACGAGGACGACGAGCTTTACGAAGCGCACAAGGAGTACCTGAAGAACAAGCGCACCAAAATCAACGAGAACGTCGAACTCAACCGGCGTATCGGCGTAGTGGACAAGAAGATACGCTATTCCGAATCTCAAGTGAACAAGCTGAAGCAGGCGAAGGGTCTCATCTTTGGCAATCGCCCAGAGGCAGTGGCGCAGAGGGCGAAGATAGATGCTGAGATTGAGAAGCTACAGGGTGGCATTGATGAAGACCGCAAGATATACAATGGCCTGTACGCCAAGTTCTTGCAGGGCTACGGTGGCTCTCAGGTCCAGCCGGATGCGCTACCCGGCATTACTCCGGACATGATTAAAGCCGTGCAATCCTTCAATCAAGGGGTTTCCGACTACTTCGGAAGCGGCAACACGGAAGAGGCCACTCCTGAATCTCAGCCGGGGTACGGAAGGTTCGGGCATACTGCTCCTACCGAATCCGATGCCAAGCTGGACAAGCTGTACTTCGAGCAGCAGCGAGAGCAGTTGCGCACCGGTTTCTACCCGAAGAACCCGGTTCGCTACCGTCCCGCCAACATGGCTGTGGAGTACGCTTCGAGAGTCCTGAAGTGGGATGGGCCGTACTCCGAGAAGGACATGTACAGGCTCCAGCATCCGGATGTTATCCTGCCGGGTTCCAATGAGGTTGGCAGTCTTTACTGGGTTCGCAAGAAGAACATCGGCAGGGTGAAGGAGGAACTCAAGAAGCTGCTCGCTAACGGCAGCATAGGCGACCCGGCTGCTGCCAAGATGGACTTCTTCAAGAAGCACAAGGGCTGGCTGACGAACGACCCGAGGAAATAACAATGGCAGGGTTCATACAGTACGGTGCCGAATTACCGCCGGGGACTGCCAGACTGTCTCCCGGTCAGGGGCAGGACGAAGAACTTGATTCTCTTCTGACCGCCACTGACGGAAATCGGAAGGTAGACGACCAAGACCTGAGCAACATCCTCGACTCGTTCGACGAGGCTGGCAAGAACTATCAGGATGTCATGGACTATGCTGCCACTGCTCGCCAGTGGTACTTTCAGGATGTGCCCGAGCAGGACACGAAGGACTTGCTGGACCTCAGGTTCGGCAAGAAGGCTGGCAAGTCCATCTACGATGCCACGGTCAAGTACTGGAAGCCGTACAAGGAGATGTACAAGCGGGCTGGCGAGTACGCTCGTGGTGAAACTCTCGATGACATAGATACCGGGTACATCCAGAATCTCAACCCGAAGGACCGGCAGATTTTCTACTCCTTCCTGAACGAGCAGTCGACAGAGAAGCAGCGCAACGCTCTTGGCTTCACGTTCGAGAGCGTAAGCCGTGGGTTTGTCGACATCTGGGATTCGTTCGAGAAGCAGATGGCTATCGTCCCCGGCTTCCCAAGCGTCTTTGCGGAAGATCACCCAAGGGCTACGAAGCCTTGGAAGGAAGGCGAGTGGTCATTCCAGAAGAGCCTTGAGCGCGGCAGACCTGCGGACATCCCGCAGGAGATTCAGGACGCAGTCTCGGATGCGGCAGAAATCAGAAGTCGCGTCCGTCGCATACGCGAGGGCAAGGACGTACTTGGCCACAACCTTGTAACGAAGGGGCTAGCCGACGTAGCTCGCATGATTCCGAGGCTTGGGGCCAGCGCAGTAGCTACCGGAACCACCGGCCCCGGCGGCGGCATCGCTTTCTGGACTTCGCAGATAGCACCGGACCTGCGCACCGAAATGATCGACATGGGAGTGCCCAAGGAGAAGGCTACAGCTTGGGCTATTGCCGCTGCTATCCCATCTGCTGCCGTAGAAATGTCGCAGATAGAAGGCTTGACCCCCGGCGCACAGGAGGCTTTCCGTCGTGGCGTGGTCGCTTACATGACCAGCTACGCAAAGAAGTTCGGCAAGAACTGGCTGCACGAAGTCGGCGAGGAAGGCTTGCAGTTCGTCATCGAGGAAGCCGGTAAGGCCGGGGCGGCAGCGGCTAACAAAGAGAACCCAGACATAGACTTCTATGCCGTTCTCGATCAAGGGCTTGAGGAAATGAAGCGGGCCGGTGTCAGCCTGCTCATGCTCACCGCCGCCGGTCACATACCGGGTGCCTTCAAGGGCGGTGTCGTAGCCAATCGTCAGCAACAGCTATACAACGCTGCTGTGATGGTGTCTGAGAAGAGCACCAATAAGAAGATGCAGCAGTATGCCAACACCCTCATCGGGATGATAGACAACAAAGTCCCGGTAGACGAGAAGGCTAAGAGTCTGGCAGAGAGGGTGATGAACGAGGCTGAGGCCCTCAGAGTCAAAGATGCCATCTCGACCATCATGGAGGCCAAGGCAGAAGAGGCGAAGGCCAAGCAAGCCGAGAAGGTAGTAAAGAAGGCTGAGGCTGAGGGCAGTGTCGGCGAGATGAAGGTCGAGCGCAAGACGGTCGGACCCTTCGTCAAGGAGACCAGAGAACGTGCCGTTGCTGAGCCACAGAAGCCCGTAGAGAAGCCCAAGAAGGCACCCAAGCCGGAAGCCAAGAAGGAAGAGAAGGCCCCTCCTGCGCCCCCAGCTGAGGAAGCTGGCCCCACTGTAGAGGAGGTCAGACGCCTCGCAGCCGAGCGCGCAGCTCAGCGAGAGGCTCCAGCCAAGAAGAAAGCACCTAGGACAGAACCTGTCCCACCCCCCACGCAGCAGGCAGTCAGCGAGACCGCGCTCAAGAAGAGGGCACGTGCTCGCAAAGCCAAGTCGGGCAGGGGGATAAAGCAGATAGCCCTTGAGGTCGACAACGGCCTGAAGAAGGGCACCGTCACTCAGGCCGAGGCCGAGGTCCTGTACGAGGACTTGGGTCGTCGTGCTGTTGAGCTGGAGCAGGACCCAAGGGACAAGAAGAACCTAACCAATGTGAAGGAGTCGCTTAGGAAGAGGCTCCGTGCCATCAAGGGCATTCCCGAGCCTGCGCCTAAGGTACAGGAAGCCAAGCCGTCTGCCAAGGAGGTGCGCGCAGCCGAACGTAAGCGCCAGATGCGCTTGTCCAAGTGGCAGAAGGACTTGAACAACCAGATCAAGCAACTCAGGAAGGAAGAACGCAGGGCGAATAGAGAGCAGGACTTCAATCGTGCTGCCCAGATCAACACCCAGATAGCCAGCCTCGAAAGAGAACTGGCAGACATCAAAGATCGCAAGAAGCAGAAGGGCGCGGCAGTTCCGATTCAGCGTGGTGCACCGGGAGGTACGGTAGTCCAGCCGAAGCCGAAATCTGTCAGCGAACCTCAGGTTCCAATCAAGGAACCCGTAGCTGCACCGCAGGTCCCGGTCGAGCGGCCCGTAGCTGCACCGCAGGTCCCTGCGGTAAAGACGCAGGAAGTTGCGGCAACCGAAATAGCCGCTCAAGAAAAACCGGCAGAGCTTGAGAGAGAGGAAGCTCAGCCTCGCATGGGCGAGGAGGTCCTTGAGAAGAAGCCTCCTGCGCGCATTGCCACTGAGCATACCAGAGCACAGGCGATGTCTGAGCTTGAGCTTGACGACAAGGCCGAAGGCGAACTGGCAGAAGACCTTAACGATAGGGGAATTCCGCACCTCAATCTGACTAAAGACCAGATGGTAGATGCCATCATTGCTGACGCTGTAGCTGGTGGGGAGATAGCCCCTATCGCAGAGGGTGCCGCGCCAGAGGTGGAAGCGGCGCGTGAGAAGATGTCCGTGCTCAAGCGTCCGCGTCCAGAGGTCAGGCTCGGAGTTACGAGCAAGAGCGGGCTATCCGACAACGAGGTCAGGACCGTAGGAGAAGAGCTTAGCACTGCGTTCACCAAGCTGGAAGCCGCTCACGGAGCAAAAGATGCGCTTCGCAAGCACTTGCAGAACAAGGGAGTAGCCTCTCCGCAAAGCATTGTGCGCAATGCAATCGAAGATGGTGATTACGCCGGTGCCGTGCGCAGACTCAACGGTGTCCGCAAGGCACTGAAGGCTCTCGGCAGCAGGTCGAAGAAGCTCAGAGCTTTCAGAGAGGCAATGCGCAAGGGCATCGACAATGCTATCACCGAACTCGAATCAATGGCCAATGGCGATGTGCCGCAGATCATCCAGAACCAGAGAGCGGAACTGGCTCAAGCCGCTGAAGCTCGTCTGGCTCAGGAGCAGGAGTTTAATCGTCTTCGCAAAGAGCATCCTGAACTCGATGCTGGCATGGCTGCGATGGAAGCTGCGAACCAGAAGCAGGACATTGGATACGCTACCGGCGAAGAAGGCACTCTTGAAGTACCGATAGAGACCCAGAAGAATGCCGAAACTAATATGCGCAAGGCCGCTGCCGAAGGTGAGGCCATAAGCGAAGAGTCCGGTGAGCAGATAATTGCTCAGTCGCTACTTGATATGAACGACCCGGTAGAAGCCGAGAAAACCTATCGTGCCATGGCAGAAGACCCGAAGTTCGGGCCTGAGTACGCGCAGAGAGTCCGCGACCTCGTCGAAGGCAAGAGCACCAATCAGGACGACATCAGGCGGGCCATGGGGGACACTACGCTCAGAAGCGGTATCGCCCCTTCTGACGTAACAGCTGCGATCAAGCGAGTTGGTGCGGCCATAAGTGCTGTGGCAAACAAGGTCTTCAAGGGACGCAGGCTGCGCGCAGCAAAGCTCACTCTGTTCGAGCACCTTCGCAGGACATACGTCAGCGAGGGGTTTACGAACGAGGTAGCCCGCAAGGCAGTACTCGACAAGTTCCAGTACGATGACAACGGCAACGACATCTCCGAGCGGGATGCTGGACTCGTATCCCTGTGGAGAGAAAACCCCGAGGGCTACAATCTGCCAGAATATCTGAAAGGAGTGGGCGAGGAAGTAAACGAGTTCTACTCCATGATGGACAAGATATGGGTGGAAGAACTCGGAATGGGTACTTGGCCGAATAGTGCCATAAAGGCTACCGATGCTAGGATAGAAGGACTCAAAGAGAAGCTGGGGGACTACGTCGAGGGCAGCACCAAGAAGGCCGATGCGTTGCAGGAAATCGCTGACCTACAGAGAGTTAGGGATAGGCTCATGCGCCTTCGCTACTCTCGCCACATTCTTCTTGGAAAGCAGATCAACCCCGAGACCTCCGTGTCCATTGAGCAGGACATCCACCGAGGTACGTTGAAGGAAAGGCTGAAGACCACTCCAGAGCGCGCGCTCGGCAGGCAATACGAAACGATACCGGACCTCATCAAGGATGGCTTCGATGTCGAGATGGACTTCCGTGTGGCTATGGCAGATGCCTATAGCTACATGATGAACAAGCTTCTCGTCAACGATTTCCACGAGATGATCGTGAAGACGGACCCCGAGTATGCTCTACCCGCCAACGAAGCGCCCGATGGGTGGGTCGAGCTACCCGGCATTGAGCCTTACAACCGCAAGAGGTTCAGGACCGGAACCTCCACCTTCAAGGTCATTGGCCCGGATGGCAAGGTGCGCACAGAGGAACGCGCCACCTATGGATACAAGGGCCAGAAGTGGAAGGTCAACCCCATCATGGCCGAGGCCATCAGGGATTTCACAGAACGAGCTTCTGTAAGCACCAGCGCTGGCAAGCTGTACGATGCTTTCAACGTCATGCAGAAGCAGCTCAAGTTCTTCAATCCGCTCATTATGACCACCAACAACATGTGGCAGGGCACCGTTCTGTCCGGTCACAAGTTCATCATGAAGTGGGGTGAGGCCATCAAGTCCATCCTGTCTCGTGACGACGACTACATGGCAATGGTGCAGGGCGACAACTTCAGCACCCCGCCCGATCTGAACCGTGATTCGTTCCACGACTACATGCGAGCCAGTATTGAGGCTGGCCTGAAGGACAAGACTCCGCTGGCCAAGTTCTTCAACAAGTACGGGATAGACAGCGCCAAGGACCTCTGGAAGATGCTCCCGCTCTGGCCTGAGAGCGCATCGTACAAGATGCTGCGACAGGCTACGTGGTGGCTCGACCGTGTTGCGCGTGTTGCTTCCACCAAGGCGCAGCTGGAAATCATGGAGAAGCGAGCCAAGCGCAGAGGAATCCCGTTCAACCGTGCAGAAGCTATGTCCAAGGCCATAGTCAGGTCGCGCGAGTACCACGGCGACTACAACCTCATGCGAGCCGAACCTGCCAAGTGGGCGCGTAGAGTCATGCTGACTCCATCCTACAAGGTAGCCATGTGGGGCAGGCTGTTCCCGAAGATGGTCAAGGACGCCGCCACGTGGGAAGACCCGGTCCCCATGATCCGCGCAATGCTCGGCGTGGTGGGAAGCGCTGCTGGCATGGCACTGCTCGGCTACTCTTGGGAAGACAAGTACCGCTTCATCAAGAAGGAGGACGAAGAGGGCAAGGAGCACATTGTCCAGATGTTCGGCCCATTCTCGGAACCGTTCAAGGTGTGGGGAAGAGCATCGGCTGGTTACGAAGAGGGTAGCGCGCAGAGCACAGGACATGGGGTCGCAAAGGGATTGGAGCGAGTGCTTTACAACAACCTCGCATCCGTGCCCAAGTTGGGTGCTAGCCTCTGGCGCAACCGTGACTGGAAGGGCGACCGCATCATAACGCCGGGTGCTCCCACACAGCAGCAAACCGGCGAGCTTGCATGGTTCCTTGCGAAGGATGTCT